ACAGAACAATCTCTTGGAGATAGAACTTTAAGTCGTGATATTATTCCTTACATGAGATCTCGAAACATTGAAATCACATGTAATCGAATGAAACCTAGAACTCGCTTCTATGTTTATTTTGACAACGTTGATGTAACCGCATTTGTAACACCAAAACTACTTGAAATTAGTATGACAAGTGGCGTATTCCAAACTGGAGAAACAGTGTTCATGCCTGGTAGTGGTCATGCATTCCAATTTAGACTTGCTGCACCAAATCACAAGGAGGGCCCTTATAATGCACCAACAACAGTTCTTACATTAAATCCTTATGATAATGCTGCTGGTATTTCAACTGTGTATTCAACTTCATCTAATATTTTAAATATTGATACATTTAGTCTTGCCACACAAGTTCAAGGTTCTTTCTTTGGTCATGTTAAAACTGGAGTGAAACTCGTTGGTGAAACAAGTAAAGCTCAAGCAACAGTAACAAATGTAAGATTGATTAGTGACACTCTTGGTAACTTAAAATGTTGTTTCAACATACCAGACCCAAATAAAGATGCAAATCCTAGATTTGAAACTGGTACAAAAACTCTTCGTTTAACCACAAGTCCAACAAATTCCACGGTTGCTGGAACTGTAACTGGATCTGCTGAAGCAAACTTCCAAGCTAAGGGTGAGTTAGAGACAGTTCAAGAACAGGTATTAAGTATCAAAACTCCTCAGATTGAAAGATTATCAACAGAAGAACAGAGAGTTTTAAATGATAGAATCACAAGAAGAGTTACGGGCCCTGCTGGTGAATCTTTAGACGCTGTAACTGAGATCACTGGTGTTCAGTATTATGACCCTCTTGCACAAACCTTCCGTGTTGATGAGACATCTGGTGTATTCATAACATCTGTTGATGTATTCATGCAAACAAAAGATGAAGAGTTACCTTTGACCTTACAGGTCAGAACAGTTGAAACTGGATTACCAACATCTAAGATTCTACCATTTAGTGTTGTAGTCAAAGATCCAAGTGAAGTGAATGTATCTGAAGATGCATCAATTCCAACAACATTTACTTTTGAATCTCCGATTTATTTGACAGGAGAACAAGAATATGCTTTAGTTCTTGTAACACCAGCAGAAAACTATAATTGTTGGATATCAAGAATGGGAGAGGTTGATATATCAACTGCAAATCTACCAGATGAACAACAGGTATTAATCAGTCAGCAACCATATCTAGGATCTTTATTCAAGTCTCAGAACGGTACAACTTGGGATCCAAGTCAATATGAAGATATGAAATTTACAATCAGAAGAGCTGTATTTAACACAGAACCCTCTGTAGGTAGATTCTTTAATTCAGAATTATCAACTGGTAATGATGAGGTTCCTACTCTACCACCAAATCCAATCACATCTCTGTCTAAGAAGGCTGTTGTTGGTTTAGGATCAGCAATTCTTGGAACAACTCCAGCTGTCGGATTAGTCCCTGGCGTTACAATTACTCAGTTTGATAATTTGAACGCATCTGCGACTCTTATTAACACAGCTGGTGTTGCTAAAATAGGTGATGCAAGTGCTGTTACAATTGTGAATCCTGGCGTTGGATATACACCTTCAAGTGGATCTCTTGCGTATAATGATATTCCAATGACCACTGAAACTGGAGAGGGAACTGGTATTATTGGAAATGTTACAGTTCAAAATGGAGAGATAAGTGCAGTTACTTTCACAAATGGTGGGCAAAACTATGCAGTCGGTGATACTCTTGGAATTGGAACTTTGGGTCTTGGAAATGGAAGTGGTGCTGTTCTATCTGTAGGAGTTATTACTGCAATAAACAGTGTTGTTCTTGATAATATTCAAGGATCATTTGTTACAGGAGTTGGAACACTTGGATACAATAATGGATCAACTGTAATTGGAATAGACGGTAAAACTGTTGGTAGTGGATCTACAGTCGCAAGTTTTGATGTAAATTCAACTAATGATGGATTACATTTTAAAGTTAATCATCGAGCTCATGGGTTACATGCATTTAACAATTTAGTTAAAATTGAAGATGTTGAATCAGATGTTCCATCAACAAAACTTACTGCTGATTTTGATATCAATTCTTTATCTGATATATCTGTGGTATCCTCTTCTAATTTTGCAACATTTGAAGGAGTTGGTGTTGGATCAACAAACTTCGGATTTGCTCGAATTGGAGATGAAATCATTTCATACACTGGTGTTTCTGAAGGAGCAATCACTGGAATTACAACAAGAGGAATTGATGACACACCTTCATCTGATCATTCATCTGGAGATCTAATTTCAAAATATGAATTCTCTGGAGTTTCTCTCCGAAGAATTAATAAAACTCATGATATGAATAGTCCGACTGTGACAGTTCCAAATGACAAGGATCTAGATTTTTATCATATAAAACTTAATATGAATACAGATGGTGAAGATAGAAGTGGTGGAACAAAACCAGATCGTTTCTTCTCATCTACAAAAAGAGGTGGTGGAGTAAATGTGACTGCAACACAAAATATACAATTTGAAACCATCACACCAAATGTTACTACAATGACACCACCAGGCACAACTATTGGTGGTCGAATTAGAACTATATCAGCGACAAGTGTTGATGGTTCTGAACAGTCATTTGCAGATCAAGGATTTGAACCAATCGCTCTCAATAATCAAACACACTTTGAAACACCAAGAATGGTTGCATCTAAAGTTAATGAAGATCGTCAATTATCTGATTTGCCAGGAAATAAATCATTAACATTTGAGGTTTTGATGACAAGTAACAATCCTAACGTTTCACCTGTCATTGATTTAGATCGAGTCAGCACAGTTTTAACCACTAACCGTATTAACAGTCCAGTATCAAACTTTGCAACCGATAGTCGTGTGAATGAAACTGGTCAAGATCCTTGTGCATCAACATACGTTTCTAATTTAATTCAATTAGACAATCCAGCAACTGATATTACTGTTGAATTTGCTGCGTATCGAAGATCTGGATCTGATATTCGTGTATTCTTTAAAACAATTAGTGAAGGGTCATCTGAAAACAGTATGGATAGAGATTTTGAATTATTCCCAGGCTTTGACAATATTGATCAAAATGGTAAAATAATTAATCTATCTAATAATAGTGGAAGATCTGATGATCAAATAACTCCTTCAGTTGGTGGAGAATTTAAAGATTATACCTTTAGTTCAAGAGAGTTACCACCATTTACTAAGTTCCAAATTAAAATTGATATGGTTGGAACTGATCAAGCTAAACCACCATTCATCAAAGAACTTAGAGCTATCGCAATTGCATAATGAAAAATCACGTTCCAGTTGAGGGAAGTTCTGGACTCTATCGAGATTCAGAATCCACAGCAATTATTAATCGAGATAAAAAAGCATATCTTGCATATATGCAAAGAAAAAAAGATGCTGAAAAGAAAAATAATGAGTTAGATCAAATGAAAGAAGATCTCGATAATGTCAAAGGTGAATTAGGAGAAATAAAAGGTCTTCTATCTACTCTTGTACAAAAACTAAATAATTAGAAAAATGGCACAACAACAGGTAATCACTTTTGATCCAGATGTTGCCGTTCCAATGGGTGTAAATCTAACCATATTTTCTGGTGCAGATTTTAACACTACATTTACAGTTAAAACTTCTGTTGGTTCAAGTATAAATTTTACTAACTATACTGGACGAAGCAATATAAAGAAGTCTGTGATTGGGACTGCAAACACTTTTGGTGTAACTCTCGGAACTACAGATGGTAAAGTGACTTTATCAATGGGTTCAACAATTACCAGAAGTTTAGCAGAAGGTAGATATCTGTATGATGTGAATGTGAGTTCTGGTTCTACTTTCTTTAAAATTGTAGAAGGTAATGTGCTTGTTAGATCAGGTATTTCAACATAGGGGTGAATAATGGCTCAACCAAGTTCAAGACAAGGTTTAATAGATTACGCAAAAAGACAGCTTGGTTTTCCTGTCTTGGAGATTAATGTTGCAGATGAACAATTTCAAGATCTGTTAGATGATGCTATTCAAATATATCAAGAGAGACATTACGATGGTATCGTAAGAATGTATTTGAAATATAAAATTACACAAGATGATATTGACAGAGGACAAGCAAGAGGAGGGGATAAAGATGTTGGCATTACAACAACCACTGGAACTTCAACAGTTGGTTTATCAACGACTTTTAATTTTGAAGAAAATCAAAATTATTTGCAAATGCCTGCCTCTGTAATTGGAGTGAATCAGATATTCAAGATTAGATCTGATACAGTTTATGATGGATTATTTAATATTCGATATCAATTATTCTTAAATGATCTATACGCATTTGGATCAGTTGATCTTCTACAGTATTCAATGGTTCAAACATATCTTGAAGATATCAGTTTCTTATTAAATCCAGATATGAAGTTTAGATTTAACATTCGTCAAGATCGTCTTTATATTGATACTGATTTTCAACATTTGCAAGTGAATGATCATTTTGTAATAGATTGTTTCCGAATCTTAGATCCAGATGATTTCACTCAAGTTTATAATGATCAGTTTTTAAAAAGATATTTCACAGCACTGTGCAAGAAACAATGGGGTCAAAATCTAATTAAATTTCAAGGTGTTCAATTACCTGGCGGTATTCAATTAAATGGTCGTCAAATATATGATGATGGAGTTCGTGAGTTAGATGAAATTAGAGCAAAGATGTCAAGTGATTATGAAATGCCACCACTTGATATGATTGGATAATGACTTTAAATCCATTTTTTCTACAGGGTTCTCAAGGAGAACAAGGTTTAGTACAAGACTTAATTAATGAACAATTAAGGATGTATGGTCTTGACTGTCATTATATTCCTCGTAAATTGATGACATCAAGAACCATCATGAGAGAGGTTACTGAATCTAGATTTGATCAGGCATTTCCTCTTGAAGCATATTTGATGAACGTTGATGGATATGCTGGACAGGGAGATATACTCACTAAATTTGGCATACGAGTTACAAGTGAAGCAACATTTGTAATATCAAGAGAGAGATTTGAAGAATCAGTCGCACCATTTTTAGAACAACAAGAAGATGATTATGAAATTTCAAGCAGACCAAGAGAAGGTGATTTAATATTTTCACCTTTAGGTAAAAAATTATTTGAAATTAAATATGTTGAACATGAAAAACCACTATATCAATTAAGAAAAAATTACACATATCAACTTACATGCGAACTCTTTGAATATGAAGATGAAGTTATTGATACAAATGTTAATGTTATTGATGAGGTTGTTCAAACAGAGGGTTATGCTGCAAGATTAATTTTATCTGGTATTGGTAGTAATGCAACGGCAAACACAACTGTCGTATTCGGTGGTGTTCAACAAATATTTTTACAAAATGATGGTTTTGGATATGCCGCTGCACCAACAATAGGAATAACTACATCAGTTGGAACTGATGCAACAGCTGTTGCGATTATGACTGAGAGGTCTGGTATCGGAACTGCTAAATCTATTGACAGAATTCTTTTAATTAATCCTGGCAGTGGATACATCGGAATACCTACTGTAACCGTGCCAGGGGCGGGTATAGCAACCGCTGGCATCACATC